GTAAATGATGATTACGATGGTGGAGAGTTAAACTTTAGACTACAGGGTTTGACTGTCAAGCCAGAGGCTGGAGATTTATTTATCTTCCCATCAACATTTATGTATCCTCATCGTGCAATGCCAGTACACTCAGGAACAAAGTATTCTATTGTAACTATGCTTGATTACAATAAAAAGTTTCACACTCCAGAAATGTATGTTGCGGATAAAGACTAATGTTCAATATTTCAGTTGAAAAAACTCCAGGATGTCTTTTTGAGATATCTCCAATGTCTATTAAAAGAGATTGGATGGATGACACTTCTGAAAATCATGCCTACAGATGTTTCCCAGTAACTCAGGCAAACGTTGTTGGCTATAGCCTGTCCTGCATAGAAGATATTGAGTTTGAATGGGACGGAATAAATGATCAAACTCCTGACCACGTTAAAATATTTAATCCAGAAAGAGCATATTCTGGAAGAGGACAATCATCTATAAGTATGGATACAGGATTAATATTTAGAACAGATCAGGACGTTAGCATACTTGCTATCAATCCAGTTAACTATTTTAGTGATGAATTTGAAACAATGTCTTATGTAGTTAGCACATCCTTTTACGACAACCCCTTTCCTTTAGCACTAAAAGCAAGGGCTGCAAATAAAAGAATAACAATTAAGGCTGGAACTCCAGTTGCAACAATTATTCCAATATCCCTGACACAATTAAACAATACGGTTATAAAAATAGTTGATTACAAAGATGAGGATAGGAAAAGGGTAGAAGCAAACATATCTTATGGAGAAGCAGCCCAGGTACTAAACTCTACTGGAGAGTGGACTGATTGGTATAGAAATGCTGTTAATGAAAAACAAGAGTCTTTAGGGTCTCACGAAGTAAAGGCTTTAAAACTTAGTGTAGAAGACCAAACAAGTCAGGGTAGATAATGGATGAGTTAAACCACATACACTTTGATATAGTTAATGACTATATTAAAAACTCTAAAGAAGGCAAAGTTGGTCACTATATGATAACTGTTTCAAGAGATGGAGAGTCTCCTGTAAGATCTATCATATCCTTTGATAATCTAGAGCAGGCATTAGAGGGTTACGAAATGTATCAAGATGCTGGGTTTGCAAAAGATTACCTAACGGTTTCTATGTATGAACCATCAGGGAAAATCAATACAAAGGTTTTAAAAAGAAATCATGCAGGAGACCCTTCTTTTGTAAGGCAAAACTATATTGATACAGTTGATGCTTTGCACAAGGTTAAAGACAAGTTAGACAAAGAAGATTATGAAGACCTGTGTATTAAAATTGTTACCTCATTTGCAAAAGACAACTGGAGATTTAGTGCAGATAGATTCTTAAAACAACTAGAGATAGAGAGGAAATTGTAGGGCAAAACCCTATGATATAATTCAATTATGGATAAAATGGATGCTTCCGTTGTAGTTAGAAAGCCGTCACTGACGCCTTCTGGCTGGTTTGGCAATGGCAAAGAAATGATTGTTGAGTTAGAGAATTTTATGACTCAAGAAGAGATAGAATTTTTAGAGAAGGCTGCAAAGTCTTTAACAATTTGGGATGTTACCCAAAGCCACGTTAACGAAAATGGAACAGTAGTCTATGACTCTGAATACTGGAAAGATAGAGTGGCAACTAGCCCAACTCTAGATAAGAATGATCCAACAATTGCTCCAGTAATTGCAGGACTCTTTCAAAGGCTTAAGCCAATCGTTGAAGAGTTTTATAAGGTAAAGGTTACTCCTACTGGTACAACTATCGTTAGATGGCTCCCAGGCCAGTTTCAGAACCCTCACGCAGACAAGGAACTACATGAAGGGCCAGATGCTGGACTTCCAAACGATTTTCCAAACTATGATCTTTCAAGTCTATTTTATTTAAACGAAGACTATGAGGGTGGAGAATTATACTTCCCATTGCAAGGTGTTCAGTTTAAGCCAAAGAAAGGTGCAGCATATTTTTTCCCAGGGGATATGAACTATGTGCACGGAGTAACAGAAATTAAGAGTGGAATTAGATATACATGTCCATTCTTTTGGGAAATTACAGAACACACAGGAGATAGAAAACCATGAATCTAAATAATAAAAAAAGAATTACAAAAGATATTGTTGTCTATGAAGACTTTATTGACAAAGAAACTTGTCAAAAAATGATAGAAGCCCTTGACGCCCAAGCAGACAACGGAAAGATTTCTTGGATGCCTATATCATTCTACGAATCATATTCTTCTGTTCTTCCACAAGATAACGATCAAGAAATCCTTGATGCTGGATTATCTCCAACTATCTTTTCAGACATTGAAAAAACAATGCCAGAAGCAATTGCATCAGTTCACGATCTTGACCCAAAAATAATTTCTAAGATTGGATACCACACACAAAAGTGGGAACCAGGAGCGTATGCAAGAATACACTCAGATAATACAGATGCTGAGGGAAAGTCTGGAGCATTTACAAGAAGCCGTTATGCTGGGTTCTTATATCTAAATGATAATTTTGAAGGCGGACTATTAAAGTTCCCAGGACAAGACATTAGTATTCAACCAAAAGTTGGAATGCTTGCTGTTTTTGACGGAGGATTTAATAATATGCATGAGGTAACTTTAATAGAGAGTGGAGTAAGATATACCATTGGATCTTTTTGGGACGATAGAGAAGAGTCTGCTTACCCTCAAGAACTACGGGATGCCTGGGCAGAAGAGATGAAAGCAACAAGAGCCCAACAAGAAATTGAAAGAGCAGAGTGGCAAGGACTTCTTAAAGAAGGATACAAGATAGACACTGATGGAAATAAATACAAGGTGGAGGAAAAGTAAATGGATATCTTTTTAAAAAAAGAGTTTGAAGATGCAGGATATAGTACAGAAGTCTTTCACGATGGGGTCTTGTTTATCAAAGATTTTTTAAAAGAAAAAGAACTGGACACTATCTTAGAAATAATTAAAACAACTCCAGAAGAAGATTGGTCTATAGAATATACAAAAAACCTTGCTAGGTTCTGTATGGAAAAGTTTGGCAGAGACGATGTAGATAATCTTGTTGCTGAGGGTAAATTTGAAATAACTCAAAACTGGCAAGATAAAAATTTAGATATTACAAAAGAAGAAATTAGCAGAACCCTTCAAGTAAGGCTTGGCAAGTTAATATCTTTATCAGATCCTAGCCTAGAACTCGCTGGCTTTGGAACTCTACAAAGAATGCAAGAAGGAGTAGAGTTAAAGGCTCATACAGATCAGCATACAGACCCATCAATTAAATATGCTGCTATACTATATATCAACGATGACTATAGGGATGGGACTCTATTCTTTAAGAATAAAGAAAATTCAGACTTAAGACCAGCACCAGGAACACTGCTTCTTTTCCCAGGAAACGAAGAATATGAACATGGGGTTCGTTTTGTAGGAGAAGGACCTATTCGTTATGTTACGGTAGGCTTTATAAAAATTACAGGCTTTTACGAACACAATAAATTCTAAGGAGATATAAAATGGACAGAGAAATACTTGAAGAAAAGGTTTACTATTACACAAACGTAATTGAAGATCCAAAGAAACTTGTTGAGGCAATTGAAAATGACAACAAAGATCCTTGGGGCGAATGGATGGCGTGTAGTGGACAAGAGTACGTCTATGGAACAGACAAAAGTATCTCACAAGCAGATCCCTCAGATGAAAAAAATACATATATTTATTCAACACTCCAAAAGGCTTTTGACGATGTAGCAAGAGACTACGCAGCAGCCCACGGTATCACAGAAGAGCCTAAACTATTTCCAATGTATCCAATTAAGAAGTACATGGCTGGAACATTTATGGGGGCACACTTTGATCAGCAAGAGGGAGACGAGAGACTTAAGGTTTCTTTCGTAATGTACCTTAATGATGATTATGAGGGTGGAGAGATTTCTTTTACAATTAGAGATCCAAAGGGTCCTATTCAGGGTCCAACTCCAGATTCAGATTTTGCAAATGCAGATCCTACAGCATATCATTTTGCAGTTAAGCCAAAGGCTGGAAGTATTATTGTATTTCCTCCATCACCACCATATCACCACACAGCACACCTAGTTAAGAGTGGTTATAAATATATGGTTCCGCAACACTGGATTCACTAATTCTATTATTGAATTAGTTTTTTCATAACTCTCAACAATACATTTAGGTAGAGTTTTACTTTTTAGAAAACTCTGCTATACTTAAGACTATTCCGTTTTTGAAAGGACGATACACATGTCAGATTTTTTTAGTTTTAGACTTCCAGAAGATTTTGTAGAAAAGTATGTTTCTGCTCCAAGCCCATTTGGGTTTAAGGATGCAGCAGAAAACTCATTAGGAGAGATTACATTTATCCGTACTTATTCTCGCATGAAGGAGGATGGAACTAAAGAACGCTGGCACGAAGTTTGCCGTAGAGTAATTGAGGGTATGTATTCAGTACAAAAGAATCACGCAAAAGAAAATCGTCTACCTTGGAATGACTACAAGGCTCAGAAGTCTGCACAAGAAGCATTCCAACGAATGTTTGAATTAAAGTGGACACCACCAGGACGAGGTATGTGGGCTTTTGGAACTCCTATGGTAATGGAGAAAAAGAACTCAGCAGCACTACAGAATTGTGCAATGGTCTCTACAAAGGATCTTGACAAAAATGATCCAGGAGCCTTATTTGCTTGGGTTATGGACGCTTTAATGCTTGGTATTGGCGTAGGTTTTGATACAGTAGGACAGGATAAGCATTTCTCAATCTATGCCCCTACAGAGCCAGAACAGGTGTTCGAAATTCCAGACACTCGTGAAGGTTGGGTAGAGTCGGTTAGACTTTTAATTAACTCTTACTTGCGAGCAAACCAGAGTATTCAGAAATTTAACTATGATTTGATCAGACCTCTAGGAGCCCCTATAAAGGGCTTTGGAGGCGTTGCATCAGGACCTGCACCTCTTATCAAGTTACACGACCAGATAGACCGTGTAATCGGCTCCAGAGCGGGTGAAACACTAGACTCACGTGCCATCGTAGACTTGGTAAACCTTATTGGTACCTGTGTGGTATCTGGCAACGTAAGACGATCAGCAACTCTTGCTTTGGGAAATGCTGGGGATGAAACATTTATGAACCTAAAGAACTCAGAACTATTCCCAGAGCGCAACTCGTTTGATCCAGAGAATCCAGGATGGGCTTGGATGTCTAATAATTCTATTTCAGCAGAAGTGGGAACAAAGTACGAGGACTATGTAGATTTAGTTACAGAAAATGGAGAGCCAGGTTTTATCTGGCTTGATGTTGCTCGTAATTATGGCAGACTAAAGGATGCGCCAGACGGAAAAGACTATCGTGTGATGGGCTTTAATCCCTGTGCGGAGCAGCCATTAGAGTCATACGAATTATGTACACTTGTAGAAGTGCACTTGAATCGTCATGAATCTAAGGAAGACTTCCTGCGTACCCTGAAGTTTGCATACCTTTATGGAAAGACTGTAACACTTGTACCAACACACTGGCCACAAACAAACGGTATTATGCAACGTAATCGTCGTATTGGTACATCACTTACTGGCATTGCATCATTTGCAGATCAAAAGGGTTTGCCAATTGTTCGTGAGTGGATGGATGAAGGTTATAACAAGATTCGTCACTATGATCATCAGTATTCAGAATGGCTATGTGTTCGTGAATCAATTCGTGTAACAACAGTTAAGCCATCAGGATCAGTATCAATTCTTTCTGGTGCAACTCCTGGAGTTCATTGGGGACCTGGAGGAAACTTCTTCCTTCGTGCAGTTCGATTTGGAACTACAGATCCAATGATGCATTTATTCAAAGCAGCAGGGTATACAATTGAAGATGACGTAGTATCAGCAAATACATCAGTAGTTTACTTCCCAATTAAATCAGGTCATCCAAGATCTGAAAAGGATGTTACATTATTTGAAAAGATTGCTCTTGCTGCAACTGCTCAAAAGTACTGGTCCGATAACGGCGTTTCTGTAACACTGTCATTTGATAAAGAAACAGAGTCAAAGCATATTGTGCCAGCACTTAATATGTACGAGGGACAACTAAAGGCTGTGTCTTTCTTACCAATGGGAAATATGGTTTATCCTCAGCAGCCATACACTCAAATTACAGAAGAGCAGTACGAGTCCTATATTGGTAAGTTAAAGCATATTGATTTTGCTGCAATTTACGACGGTGTGGATAATCTTGAGGCTCAAGGCGAAGCGTACTGTACAACAGATTATTGTGAAATTAAAATAAACAAGTAGGCTTCTGTGGTAAAATAGACCTACAATGTCTAATCCATCAAACCTATATGCAGAGAAAATATATGCCGAACATCCAATGGCTTTTTGGGCTTTGGACGATAAAGCAGACTACATTAGTTTAATTACTGATTCTCAAAGAGATATTGCAGATAGTGATTATTGGGAAGACGTAGATGGCGGAGTTTCATCCCATTATTATTTTGACAATACCTCTCCCTTCCCAGAAAGCCCTACAACAAAAATAACTGGGGATCTGACTGAGTATGAGTTTGGGCAAGCAGTATGCATAAGCAAAGACATAGCCAACTTTAATTCACTAAATAAAGAGTTATCAACTTTTTCAATCGGAGCCTTTATCAAATCTTTAAGCGTTTATGTTTACAGTTTTGAAATAGGGTATGAGTACTACGACACAGTAAGTTCAAGTACAATCCAAAAGTTAAAAACCTATGTCTCATCTGTACAGGATAAATGGATATTTATTTCAGAAACTTTTGATACACCAAAAGAAAATACAACATTTAGAATTGTTATAAAAATTAACTATTTTGGACAAGGAGAAATCCCAGAAGACTATGAATTTTTAATTAATGGAATTTCAGTAGGACAATGGTCAGAAGAGTTTAATGCTTCTTCTCTTGGGGTTGTCGGAGATTTTATACCAAACAGCATATCTATAGAGCCCACCTATGGTATTGAGGCAAATGCTTATGGTCGACAAGATAAAAAAGGATATTACCTTATATCAAATGAAAGCCTTATGGCAAAAAATACTGGAATACCGTTGGTGTACGGAGCCTCTGGTCTTACAAAACTTTTACCAAACTCAAATTCTTATGGTATGACATACGAGGTATCTGGTGTTAATGGTTCTTATATTTTTGCTGGGGCGGAAAATCCAACAATTACTGTTACTCGTGGATCAACTTATACTTTTAACATGAACACTGCAAATCACCCACTTGTTATACAAACAGTCTCTGGAGATTATAACTCTTCTAACGAGTATACTGGTGGAGTAAATAATGCAGGACCAAAAATTGGTAGTATCACTTGGGTCGTACCAGAAAATTCTCCAGACACACTTTACTATGTTTGTAAAAATCACAACTCAATGAATGGAAAAATTAATGTTGTAGACCCATCAACAAAGCCGTCTTTGATTATTCCAGGCCAAGGATTTCTAGGTGCAGATGGACAATACAAGGAGTATACCTTAGAAGCCTGGTTAAGGGTTAATTCAGATTCAATAACAAAGAAGCGAATTATAGGACCATTAGGTTCTGATGACGGGCTATATGTAGAGGGTCCTTATTTAATTTTAAAGGTTGGAACAAATTACGGATCCTACTATGTTGGTGAATGGACAAGGCCAATGATTGTTCATATAAGAGTAAGTGAGGATAATTCTTCTTTGCTTATAAATGGAGAAGAGGTTATTTCTTTAACGTATTTAACTAGTGACCTATCTTTACCAGTTAGTCTAGATTCAGATAACCGAAACCAGGATTGGATTGGTTTTTACGCATACGAAGATGTTTCCCCAATTGATATTGATTGTGTTGCATTATATACATACAAGGTACCAATAACTTTGGCTAAAAAAAGATTTGTCTATGGTCAAGGAGTGGAATTTCCAGAAGGAATTAACCAGGCATACAGTGGATCCTCTATTTATATTGACTATCCATTTGCAAAATATGCAAACAATTATTCATATCCTGGCATTGGTAACTGGTCGCAAGCAACTGTTGATAACCTAACAACAGATAGCAATCTTTTATCTACTCCAGACTACAAATTACCAGAAATTATTGTGGACGGACTTACTATAGATAACGTTATATCTAGTGCTTATCCTCAAGACGAAGAAAATCTTCAATTTTCTTTTGGAAATATTCAGAACTCTTACATGTATTTTGACAGTTTAAACTTTTTAAAAGAAAAGGTAAGGTCTTTCTATGGATCATTTAAACTTACTTCTATTTCAACAACAAAACAAGTATTATTTAAGGCTGAATCAAAAACCTCTTCAAACTATTTTGAAATATACTGTATAGGAGAATACATCTTTTATGCTTTAAGTTATAACGGAACACAAGAAATTCTTTTAAGACTGTCGCCATTGAATATTGAAGAAATGTTTTCTATAGGGATAGATACAGAAACAATCTCTCATTACTTTGGTGGAAATGTTGCCTCTTTCTTTGGTAACTCTAGCACCCTTAGTTTTTATCTTGCTGGTAGTTCAAACCCAACAGAAACTTTTTCTGGAAAAATCTACAAGGTTGGTTTTTGTACTTCTAGAAACCATAATTATATTGCCCAATTTTTTAATGAAAAAGGAATTGTCATAGAAAATGACAGGGTCTTTGTTGAGTATCTAAACACACCAGATGTTGAATATAACTCAACAAGTGACTATTTTGGGAATAGTCCGTCAGAGTGGGACTCTGTAATTGACGCAGGACTTCCTGATTTAGGAACGGCAAACACCCTTCAGTCACATACTGCAAGTTATACATTATCCCCATCAATAAATTTTGGATCCTACTCTTTAGATATAGATGTTCAAGGGTACTGGGAAGACTACCTACCGCTTACATATTTTGCAAAATTTATAAAAAATAATAAGAGCAAGCCTTACTATGATTTAGATTTTATTCAGTTTAATATAAACTATCCAGCCCCATCTATATTTATAGAAGAAGAGCAGTTTGGGTCTTGGACTTATAGCGAGTTGTCTGATGCTTATAATATTCCAACCCAAAGAGACTATTCTTCTTTAGATAATCAGTTATTTACTGGCTACCTAGACTACACAGATTTAAGAGATAGAACATATAGAAATTATAAATACGATACATCAAACTCTCTTGTAAAGTCTTACATAACATTTCAATATATTAAAAATGGAGCAAATCTGTCCTTAGACAATTTTATAAATACAGAAAGACCTTCAAATGATTCTTTTGTTATTCCAGGAGAGGGTTGGAGAAATACCAAGTATGAGGTTGTAGACAGTATGATTATTTATACTCCAAAAAATATAAGCAACCTAGATCTTGCAATTGTGACCCACCTTGAGTTTACTGTAAAAGGAATATTAAAAAATAAAGTTGCAATTAGAACTCTTGAGTATTCTTCTCAAGCATTTAACAATACTTCTCCAAATCCAATTGGTACAAGGTTTGGACATTCTTTATTTCCATACAAGAAGTCTGGACTCTACAATGACTACAAAAGTGAAAACCCATTTACAATATATAAAGGAACCTCTCCGTATTTATACTTAACAAGATATACTGGAATAGAAATAAAAGGCACTATGGATCCAACAATTAATAGAGGGCTATCGATATCGGTTAATAAAGAAAAGTCGGATAACTTTAAGGTTATGGCTTTACAGATGGCGGTTAGATATGACAAGGATGCATTTCCCTATGGATCTATAGAGATTTTTGAAATTAAAGCAAAAGATAGACACATAAAATTTTATCTATCAGCAACCCATCCTACTGGCCAAAGAGCAAAAATTTATGCACTAGACGCAAACACTGGCAGGCTAGAAAATGGAATTAAGTTTTATCTTAATGGCAAGATTGTAAGGGACCCAGTCTTGACTGTTAAAGAGTGGGCGTTCTTAGGAGTGTCTTTTCCAAAAGTCTTAGACTTTAAAAACAGGGTTGGACTAATCAATCTCAATGGACCTTTAATGTTTAACACAATTTCGTACTATGAATCTAGCAATCTTCAAGAAGCCACAGAAAAAGAAAAAAGACGCTGGTTTGGTGTAAAATATATTAATCCAGAAGATATTGAGTGGGAATACTGGATGGATGGCGATGGCCTTTGGGAAGGGGTTCTTACCGTATCTGAAACAAACTATTATGGAGTTGACCCATCTACTATCTATAAGAGTTACACTGGAACTAATAAGATTATTATTGATAGTCAGGCATCCCTAGTAATTGATAATGCTAGATCAAGCACTGAGCACGAGTATCGTATATATTCTGGTATTAACTCGAAACTAATAACCACTACTGCTATCTAATATGGTATACTTTAGTATATGAATCCTCAAGATCCACGCAAAAAAAAGAAGGCTTTGCCCAAAATGAAGGGCCAAGTGGGAGAGTCCCGTGCAAAAATCATTGAAAAGCATTATGACTGGGGCCTGTATGTATACAAAAAGGCTAATGGAAAGTGGTTTACGGATGGAACAGGTTCTGTTCTTAACATTGAATCAATGAAGGGCGACATACTACAGATCTCTAAACTCAAAGAAGCAGCAAAATATTACGGGGATGAAGGAGATGGCGAATGCATCTTCGTACCAGGATTAACTAGAATTTCAGAAGAAGAATATTCAGAACAAAAGCAAAGACTTGCAGAAGGACTAATTCCTTCTATGAACGATCTTGGTGCAGTACAAGCAGCCAAAGACACTATTGCAAAGTATGGAAGTGATGACTAATGAGTGAAGACAAAGAATTTTTTATTAGAGCAAAGACAGACAGCCCTCTTCCAGAAGATGATACATTTGCAAAGCAAGATCCATTTAATCAGACATGGGACTTTGTTAAAGATTTGCAGGGACTTGATGCTAACTTCAAAAGAAGAACATCTCGTATAGTAAAGGGTGAAGCAACTCAAGGTTATATCGATAGTTCAAGAGCAGAGAGTTCTGGACTTGATGGCGCTAAGTCAAAAGAAATTAACCCAGGAACAGTTTATAGAAATGCATATGGTTTGTTTGATGTCATTACGCCACCATGGAACCTTTATGAATTGGCAAGTTTTTATGATACATCTTTTGCTAACCATGCAGCAATTGATGCAAAGGTAGAAAATATTGTTGGACTTGGCTATGAGTTTGAAGTTGCTGCAAGAACAATGTTAAAGTTGGAAGCCTCTGAGCCAAAGACTGCAGAGAATGCAAGAAAAAGAATTGAACGAGCAAAGATTGAAATGCGTGATTGGCTAGAGTCATTAAATGATGAAGACTCTTTTACAACAACCATGGAAAAGGTTTTTACGGATCTACAAGCAACAGGAAACGCTTATCTAGAAGTTGGTAGAACTACTCGTGGAGAAATTGGATATGTCGGCCACATTCCTTCCACAACAATGCGTGTTCGTAGACTTCGTGACGGGTTTGTTCAGGTTATTGCAAACAAAGTTGTTTATTTCCGTAACTTTGGTGCAACAAACCCGAACCCACTTGGAACAGATCCAAGACCAAATGAGATTATTCATTTTAAAGAATACTCACCTCTAAATACTTTTTATGGTGTTCCAGATATTATGTCTGCAATTGGATCCTTACATGGAGATCAACTTGCATCACAGTACAATATCGACTACTTCCAAAACAAAGCAACCCCAAGATATGTTGTAACTCTTAAGGGTGCAAAGTTGTCTGCTGAGGCAGAGGATAAAATGTTCAGATTTTTACAGACTGGGCTTAAGGGGCAAAATCACAGAACGCTATACATTCCCTTGCCAGGAGACTCTGATACCAATAAGGTAGAGTTTAAAATGGATCCTGTTGAAAATGGAATTCAAGAAGCCTCTTTTAAAGAATATAGAAAGCAAAATAGAGATGACATTCTTGTCGCTCATCAAGTTCCCCTTTCTAAAATTGGTGGGTCTGACTCTTCAGCAATTGCTGCTGCACTTTCACAAGACCGTACCTTCAAGGAGCAGGTTGCAAGACCAGCACAGAGAAACCTTGAAAAGATAATTAATAAAATCATAAAGGAAAAAACAGATATTCTTGAGTTTAAGTTTAATGAACTTACACTTACAGATGAAATTGCTCAATCACAGATTATCGAAAGACTTGTTAAGATACAGGTTATGTTGCCAAATGAGGGTCGAGAACTTCTTGGTCTTCCACAGATTGAAGGTGGCAACGAACCGTTTGATCCAAAGCCAGAACAAGCAGCAAACGATAATGCGGACAGAGCAAGGGATACTGAAAGAACTAACAGCCAGTCTGATGGACCAGCCACTGTAAGTGGGAGAAATCCAAAAGGCGAAGGTCGTAAGTCTGACGATATGCCCGAAATGTCCAAATAGTGATACTTTAGCAAAAAAGGGTATATAATATAATAACCATGATTATCTCAAAAGCAAATTGGAATACAGATGGCGACAACTTACGCCTATCTATGCCACTTACTAAGGTGGATAAGGAGCGTCGAATCGTTTCAGGATTTGCATCCCTAGACAATGTAGACAAGCAAGATGACATTGTTACAGCAGAGGCATCACTAGAGGCATTTGCAAAATTCCGTGGGAACATTAGAGAAATGCATCAGCCACTAGCAGTAGGCAAGATGGTAGACTTCAAAGCAGAAAAGTATTTTGATCCAGATTCA